GTAATGGAACTGATCAAACGTGTGACTTTATTTTCGATATCCTTTTTTACAATAATTTTATCCGACACTTTTTTGTATAATGTACGAATCGCAAGGGCAGAATCCAAAATTTCTTTATATACATCCGACGTTTTATTTTTACTTAAAGAATCTTCGATATCTTCTATGTTATCATGAATACCATCTAAATTTCGATTTAAATCTAATTTTTCAGAGTATGATCTATCACTTGATGCTATTGATGATAAATCATATTTTTTATCTATGAAAAATTGTTTGTCTGAATCGGAAAAACGATATTTACCTGTATTAAAATCAATATTAAATAGTTGTTGTTTTTTTGATAGATCCGTTTTTAATGTAGTTTTTTGTTGTTCTTTCCAAACTATAAAAAACTCATATTTATCGATTAGTTCTTTGTATTTTGGATGATTAAAAATATCATTCAACCATACTAATTGGGTAGTTGTATATGTTTTACCGTCAATTTGCAAATAAGAATAATATTGATCTGGATAAATAGGTTGAAATAAATATCGAGGATACACATTTTTCCATGAAAAAACAGAATCGTCAGATTCATTTGGATTAATTAACATAGAATAGGAATCTTTGATATTATTCAATGCTGGAAAACTGTTTGGAAATAACATTCCCAACATTGTTTTTACATTTTTTATGTAAATTTTATTTACATCGCGATTAATTTTAACACTAATTGAATTCTCCGATACTAGATTTATTGTATTATGCAAATCAACAATTAATTGTTTGAGTTCTTTATTTTGTTTTAGATTATATATAATTTGATTATTTGCTTTATTTATTGCTCTTAAAAGATTATTTATTTGAGTTAATAATTTATCATCATTATCCGGATTTTTAAGCGTTATATTTTTAAATTCAAAATTCTCTGGTTGGTTTAATAAGTCTCGCATTTTATGATTTATTGATGATTTGTAATAATCAAATGTTACATCATCTAAATTACGTATAGCATCTCTTTTTGATTTTTCGAGAATATCAATTCCTTTTTTATTTTCTTTTATTTCTTCTTTTATCTTTTTTATTTCTTCTTTTATCTCTTTTATTTCTTTTATTTCTTCGTTTAATTGCGTATTATCATCACTGTCTTCTTCACTATCATTTGTTTTTTTTGCGCTATTATTTATTATTGGAGTCTTGCCAGAAGAATTATACAAATTCAAATCTTCAAATACTTTCAATTGCCTTTCTTTACTAAAAAAGAAGGATATCTTTTTATCATAGGTTTGTGTGTTCAAAAATCGGGTTACAACCGGTTGGTAGCATCTATCTTTTGTAATAAATGGATAATCCGACATTTTTTTAAAAGAAGAAGCTTTCAATGTCGGATGAAAGATCATTTGGCGTTTTAATTCGAATGTGTCCTTTCCCGGTATATTGGAATCAATCATAATACGTACAGTATCTAATTTTATTGGAGTATTTATATCTATATTACATGGATCACTACTACCATATTCACTCATTTTAATATAATCACATATTATTTTTACAAATCGACCAATCTACCGAATCAAATCGAATCATCTCATTTGTCCATCAAGGTGGTGATATGTTTCGCCTTTTCTAAAATGGCCTCCATGTTTTTGATATCATCTTGTGATATTTTCGCATTGGTTTCGTCCAATTTGGTCAAATGTTCCGTGGTAAACGTCTCTGGCAAACAACAGAATATGCTATTTTCATTCAATAAAAAGTCCATCACAATGATAAAAAGAACCGTCATCCCCGCCGAAACAAATATGTCGCGCGTCCCCATCCACATAATGGCGAAAATCAATATATCTCGACTAAATGTAAATCTCAGATAAGATTCCATTGTCCGACTGATATTGAAATTCACAAATTTACTCGCTATATTAATCGTGATAATCATTAACCCTGCAAAGTATTTACTCTGATTCAACGCAGATACTTGGTCATTCACATAAAAGTACGTCTTATACGCATATTTCAAAAACACACTATCCGTTTTCGGCATTTTCGGCGCTTTCATTTTCTTCATTGGCATCGGTCCATTCCCATTCGTCATATATGACATTGTATTTTAATATACAATGTGATATTTTTCCAATCCGCAGAATATAATCCTATAGGACTCTTACATTGAGACATTGGAATAAATGTCCGACATGGTTTTCCATACATGATCTACCCAATCATTTGATTCTTTTGGACGCAATACTTGTTCCGTTTCTATTTTCGATTCTATGATGGAATAATCACAGGTAGGGTCACATAGATTACATCTCTCGGCGTTATATTTGATTTCCGGGAAAACGTGTTCCGCCATTTCCGTTTTTACGCGATGATCCTTGGACATCAAATGTCCATTTTTGCAATGTTTCTTTTTGAATTCGTCCGCGTTTCCATTTATCACTGGTTTGATTGTTTCTACATATGCGTCTTCTAAAAGTTCGAATCCTTCCTCTCTATCCTTCTTCCTCCTTTTCTTACTCTTTTTCCTACTCCTCCTTTTCTTTCTACTCTTTCTGTCATCGTCTTCATCGTTCGAATCCGAATCCGAATCCGAATCGGACCCGGAATCCGAGTCCGAATCACTGTCACCCTTATATCCTTCTATAGGACTTTGTTGCGCTTCTTTCTCTTTGTCTTTCTCTTTCTCTTTCTCTTTCTCTTTGTCTTCTTCATTTAGCAATGTTGCCATTCCTTCTACATAATCGGATTGATAGTAGTATATGACAAGAATACATACAATTGCGCCATGGATCTCGTCGATCGTGGAATAAAAGATGATTAGTAATACAGCGAGTATTTTCCCTAAAATGGTATGACTCAATCGAACGACGGGATTTGTATAACTCACCAATAAATAAATCAATATCATCGGTAGAAATTCAATGATATATTTGCCAAAAGTCGTCGCCATTTATATTATACATTTATATATCATTTCTATAGGATCTCCCCCTTTCCCTCCATGTTCGTATAATACTTTTTTTTATCTTTAATATGTAAATAGTCATTTATTATGTCATTATTAAGTTATTCATCCCCGTGGACAAATGACAATCAAGATACCAAAAAACGAAATTCTACCATACGAAAAACCGCGAAAATACGTTCTTATGTAGAGGACGAAACCGATCGCGATTATACGAGCTTCAATAGTAGTTCCCATAATTCCCATAAAGAACAACCGGATGTAAGTGAAATGACAAAACAACATACCGAACAAAATGCCCGGGTCAATACATTGATCAATCAAATGAATACGGCAAATGACGGAGATAAACTCGCCAATTTCACACCCCCTCCCCGTCCCATTACCCAAAACCGGAAAGATGTAGTCATTCTACCCGACGAAGAGATCGAACCCCCTAAAAATCCCATACAAATACCTAAACCCGTATTTCATAATGTGGGGACTACCGATTTTTTAGTGCGCGATCCATCCCAAAGTAATTATAGCAATTATCAGGCCGTATATGACCCCACTGCAAATCGCAGATTCCCGTCGAAATATGGCACCCCTCCCTCAACCTCAACCTCAATCGTGGATAATCGTCTCATGGAAAAAATCAATTATATGATTCACATGTTGGAAAATATGGAATACGAAAAAACGGCGAATGTGACGGAAGAATTCATTCTATATACCTTTTTAGGAGTTTTCATCATTTTCGTGGTGGATTCCTTTTCCAAAGGAGGCAAATATGTCCGATAGATGTATTTATTCTATAGGACAATCAACGCATCTTTCGGTTGTTCCACCGTATCACACACATAATTATAGAAATAATACGCGGATTCTATTGGGATTTCCGCGGATACAGAATCGTTTGTTATGTCATATAGATCACGTAATAAGATTCCATTATCGGACAAATCGTCCACGACAATTATCCCGAACTCACCGACTGCTTCTTTGAGTTCCCATAATGCATTCAGGTATCCCCTGCAAAAGAGTTTCGTCGAATTCGACGCATGTATAGATCCTATAAGACTCATGCCGGCGACGTCGCCCGTAACAATGCGTAAATCGCGGAAAATGTAGATGCCGTAGATCGTCCCCCTCGATTCGACGCAATATGCGTATAGGACTTTACCCAAGATCATTTCGCCGAAATTGCCCGGATCGGTGATGATCGACGCCCGGAAACGGGATTTCTGCAAATTCACGAATTCGATACAACTGGCTAAATTCGTGCGTTCGACGCGATTACACATGAAATATCGGGGGAGACGAGGACGCGTGAATCCACGATCCAATATCCGCGTATAGGATTTGTATTGGACAAATGGAACGATCCCGTCGGATAATTCCCCCTCCTTCTTGAAAAGGGAAATTGCCACGACCGGTGTCTGGATTCTGGCGCGATATTCGTGTGTCTGGATGAGATTCCGCGATATTTTCTGGGATTTATGTGCGCGATGGACACAGATGAAATCCCAGTAGTAACAGGGGACACTATCATGTCCTTGGACTAAAACTTGGACACTACGGGAGGTAATTGTACCGATGGTTTTGGGCCGGCCCATAAAGGGCACAATATAGAAGGAAATGTAGGAGGGGTGTATATGCCCTGCGAAGAGTGTCCTATAGATATCCTTGTTGAAGAGAAATACCACGTCCCCATCACTGTCCAAATAATGACATTGCACCAGATCGACGAAACAGGAGACGTGATCCTCCGTCAAATCCTCGAGAACATTCATGGTTGCTATATGATCGAAATCACAGTATTTCGTAACAGAGGGGTACCCCGGTTGAACAATGAAGGGTTTCCGACAAACCCATTTGCGGAAATAATCGTAGGTATGGAAAACGGGCTGTCCATTCCAAAAGGGGAATCGGAGTTTTATGTAGAGAAAAATGCCGATCATGGTGAAAAATCCGCCTACGATAAAATACTGGAACGATTCATTTGTCATATACATTTTCTATATGACAAATTTATAAAAATACACGGATTATAACGTCCGTTCTAAAATATACATGTATTGGTATTTATCTTGGGCACCCGACATTTCCGCTTTCCCCTTGATCAAAAACCCGCATTTGACGGCTTCCAATAAAATATCCTCGATACTGTCCATATAGAGCACTTGTTCATTCTGACGAACATATCCCGACGATTTATCCCGGAATTCCTCCTTGACGACGTATATGTCTTGTGACGGACTATGCAATCCCGCTTTATACGTATATCCCGTGAAATCCACGATGGTATCCGTGATCCGGCGATTGGCGTATTTCTGTATATTATCCACGACGGCGGGACGACCACGAGGGACGATATAATCGGATTTCGCGGGATCGACTAAATGTAGAATCAAATATCCTCCGGGCATTATCCAGAAATAAGAATTCTTGAAGAATTGGCGTCGGTCTTCTATCTCATAGATTGTATAGTACAAACATGTAATATGGGAAAACGTATTCCTCTCGAAATTCATGGAAACGAGAACATCCCCCTGTTTCACAGGGATATCTCCGTGTTTAGAAATGGCGCGTTTGCACATGGCGGAAGATTGGTCGATTCCGTATACACGATATCCCTTTTGTTGGATATGTTTGACTAAATCCCCCGTTCCGGATCCCACGTCTAGAAAGACACTATGTTTCGGACTCGGCATCGTCATCTGAATGACTTGCATGACCTCTGATTCGGCGCGTTTGTCACATAGAGTCAATGTATCGTATATCTCGCTATAGAATTCGTCGTATTTATCATTCCCCTCTTTTAAAGTGAAGACTTCCTTTTGCGTGAATCCCTCTTTTCCATTTCGATCCGCGGAATACCTGCGATAACACGAAACGGATATAAGAATGATACCCAATAAAAAGAGCATCGAAAGAATCTGATTTTTCATTTTATATAACATGGATATTATCTTTTATCGACGGTTTGTACATATTCCCCGCGCATTTGATCACGGGTTCCATTGTAAAACATTTTTGTACCGATCTGTGCAATATGTTCCATAGAAGGTGATCTATAGGACTCATGGGTAAAAAGTCCAGTATGGGTTTGCGTTTCCTGTCGGCCTACAGCGGTTGTCCTATACATGTCACTTTGAGTATCGGGGATATAAACACTCTGACCCGCATCGCGTTGTAGGGCGAAGAATTGATGCCGGAGAGTGGATTCGGTATCCACATTTCGGAAGAATCCATCAGTGGGGGCTTTGTCCGTTCCACAATAGAAATTTCCTTCTACGGATTGGGGAGAATGGTCTAAATATTTTTCTATAGGGACAATGGGATCTTTCCTGCGATTGACAATGGGCAAAAACGCGTATTTGGTGGAAACGGGTCGGGGGTCGAAATTGGGTTGCAAAGGTGCATCGGGGAAATAACGTCCAAACAATCGGGCATTCAATTCGTCAGTTCGCGCATTTTGTCCATATAGGATTCCGGGTACATTTGGAATAATGCCTTCGATTGGTTTATCATCCATAAATAACATATACAGTAAAATTATATATTATTATGTCAAAAATATTGATATTATCCATTTATAATGAAAACGAGTATTATGATGCAATGCTGAATGAAACGAATCAATATATCAAGACCGTAAACAATAAAGAATTCTTTTTTTGTTTTATATGTTATAAACCAATTCAAGAAGATTATCTATATGACAAGGAACGAAATATACTTACAATAAATGGTACCGATAGTTTAATACCGGGTATACTAAATAAAACGATCGATGCAATCGATATTATTACTAATAAAATGAATATTGAATACGATTTTATATTTAGAACAACTGTTGCTACATGTATAAATATCCCCAAAATACTATCATTATTGAATAAGTTGGATATATACAAAGAATATTATATAGGGAATTTACAAAAATTAGAATGGATTGACATAGGATGTGGTATTATAGATCAAACGCATTGGGGGACATGGTATTGTGGTGGCGGGTTTGCAATATTCAGTAAATCGATTGCATTGAAAATGGTGTTAGACAGAGACGCATTTATAATGAATGTAGTGGACGATTTATCGATTGGTATATTTATAAAACAACTCCCAAATATTGAGTATGTAAATTGGCATAATTTAGCAGAATATAGAGGTCAATGCAATGAAAATAAAATCGTATTTTTCAATAATACAAATAAACATGATCGAAAAATCGATGTAAATAATCATAAAAAAATATACACTCTATTTTACAAATAAAACGACGCTTCGTTCGTTCGATCGTTCGTTCGTTATATACCGCAATATATAATAATCGAATTATCATATGAGCCTAAAAGATATAGTAAACAATTCGCGAACCGATAAAAATACCACACATTCATATTTAGGACTTTACCAAGACTTGTTGATAAATAAAAAAGAGACTGCTCAAAATGTATTAGAAGTAGGAATATGGAGTGGAGGAAGTATAAAATTATGGCGTGATTTTTTCACCAATGCGAATGTATATGGTTTGGATATTATACATATGGATCAGGTTTGGGAAGGCATCAAGAATAACGAAAAGATTATTTTATATACCTCTACCGATGCATACGATGAGAATTTTGTTAGGACACAATTCTTGAATAAAAATATAACATTCGATTTTATGTTAGATGACGGACCACACACATTAGAGAGTATGATACAATTTATAAAATTATATTCGCAAATAATGACAGAGGATGGAATATTGATTATCGAAGATGTTCAACATATGGATTGGATAAATATTCTTGAAAATGCGGTCCCTGATCATTTGAAACAATTCATCAAAATTTACGATTTAAGATCCAATAAAAATAGATACGATGATATAGTCTTCACTATAGATAAAAGTAATATAGAAAATTAAATCCAAATGTAAATAATGCCATTTACATTTGTAACTGCCTTATATGAAATCCAGAGAGAAGTCCATGACGCCAGATCATTCCGGCAATACCAAGAATGGTTTGCAAAAACACTCACGATCCCATTTCCTATGGTGATTTATACGGAAGAGAAAAACAGATCCATTGTAGAAACTGTTAGAAAAGATTTGCCTACAAAAGTATTTTATACGACATTGGAAGAAGTGCCTTTTTATTATACGGTCGATTCTGTAAAACGGATTCTTACAGATACGGAATTCAAACACCGGATTATGCATCCCCGTGCTTTAGAAAATAATTGCTATGAATATATACCCATTATTCATAGTAAATTCAAATGGATGATGGATGCAATAGAAAACAACTATTTTCAAACCGACCTTTTTTTCTGGATAGATGCCGGATTGAGTCGATTCGCGAATTTCGATATATCCTCCCCCCTGTACAATGAAGAACTCATCCGAGATTTGCAACACAAAGTCTATATGCAAATCGGTAAATTACGTGAATTACAAGACGTTTTGGAAAATCCCCAAAAGGCAGAATCCTATATAGGACAAACGGTGAATTTTATTATGGCCGGTTTCTGGGGTGGGAATAAAGATATTCTATATGACATATGCAAAGAAAGTGCCCATAATTATATCCATGAATTCATCGAAAAAGAACGCGTGGATAACGAACAAACCCTTTTCGCCCTTATTTTACCGAAATACAAGAATGATATTATCTTTATTAATAATGATCCTAGGATCAATTATATGAATTACTATGTATTTTGCAATAAAACACCATAATTTTTCACCAAAGTCTCCCATGAAAAATGTGCCATCGCATATTCGCGTATTTCTTTCCACATTCCCGATTTCTTTCGATTCTCAATAATCACGGATTCAATATAAGGGATATCTCCCCATTTATCATCCGGGATAATATCGATAAATGGCAAATCAACGGCCAAATCATTCGCGCTATATTTATTCGTCACGACGGGTAATCCGGCCATAAGAGCCTCTTTAATAACGAGCGGTGTCCCATTTTCCCCCGTACTCAATAGAACCATATTTCCATATTGTGGTAATTTCGCCATGAGTTCAGTTCTTCCGGGTTCGCCTTTATAACATTCCTTCCCCACGAAATCCGCAGTTTCACATTTCCCATAAAAATCAATTCCCGGAATACCGCAATATCTATATTGCTGTTTTCTCTCTTCCACTTTCCCCAAGTAGATAGATTTATCTATATGACTTCTATTCACAGGATCAATCGCGACAATCTCGGAAGAATTTGCACCGTTTAATGTCATATAGATCCTATCTTTGTTTGTCGCATTCGAATAAAAGGTATCATAATCTTTCTGGGATAATGCAAAAATGACATGTCTCGTATTCGCACATATTCCGCGAAATGTAGAATCGTATCCGTCTCTCGCGTGTTTTTCAGGTTGATCGATATATGGATAATGACTCGTTATACCGATTCTTTTGCATGTCAAATATGGCATGATATGATAGAAACAATCGTAGTGAATATGGACAAAATCATAATCCCCCGAATTAATTTTCCGGATCAATTCTTGGCAATATGGGGTATTTGGCGCAGATTGATCGCGATGTCCAGTGCGTATATCATTGATAATATTCACTATATGACCCATACGTGTGAGTTCTTGATAATAGTCCCATATGAGTATCTCAACGGCGCCCCATCCGGGGGGCGGGATTGGCATAATACCTGGACCCACCAATGCGATTTTCATGACTAGATTCTTATTACTGGTAGGAGGAGGATCTATCGCGGTCAAATAGGTATCTACAATTGTGGCCCATGCAAAATGTGCCAAGGCATATTCCCTGATAGATTCTCTATGTGACAGACTATATGTGCGATTCTCCGCTATTTTTGCACCGACATACTCTAGATCTAGGAGTTTATTGTTTGGAATAACCGTAATAAACTCTCTCTCGAGATCTAAATTCGCGGATGAACATTCACTCACGACTACACCCAATCCCGCGATAAGTGCTTCTTTTACAACTAATGGATCCGCTTCGCCTTCACTTAATAGAATCAGATTTCCATATTGTGTGAGATTTTTGTACAATGAGGGTTTATCCCATTCTCCCAAATAATAGGGGTGTGTTTTATCCAATGGAGAATCATGATAATTTCCGACAAAATGAATATTGGGAATCGTTTGGTATTTATACTGTCCTTTTCTGTATTCGATCTTTGCTAAATAAATACTATATTCCCCTTTTTCGGGATTCGTCACATAGTGAAAATAATCCTCCCTTGCACCATTGCATATGTCCACGATCTTTCCCGCAAATCCGTGTTTTCTATATATGTCACTTATCTGGGGACTAATGGAATGAATCACGATTCGATCCTGATATTCAATGGCGGTTTTAAAAAAATTGTGAAAATAGGAGGAA